TAATTGACAGCGACTGGTCTTTATTGGAATTTGCGGATTTATTGGGTCTGGTAAAGATACTATTGCCGATTACTTAACTAATTTCCATGGATTCCGTAGAGAATCATTTGCTGGAAGTTTAAAAGATGCAGTCAGTATGGTGTTTGGTTGGGATCGCACTATGCTAGAAGGACGCACAAAACAAGCACGTGAATGGCGTGAGCAAGTAGACCCATGGTGGGCCAATAGACTTAACATGCCTAATTTAACACCACGTTGGGTATTACAATATTGGGGTACTGAAGTCTGCCGTAAAGCATTTCATGACGATATTTGGATTGCTTCATTAGAAAATAAACTACGCAACAGCACCGATGATATTGTAATTTCAGATTGCCGTTTTCCAAATGAGATTAAATCAATCAAGGATGCAGGTGGAATTGTTATCCGTGTTAGGCGAGGTGAAGAGCCTGCCTGGTATAAAGATGCCGCAGATATGAATGCAGGTGATCATTGTATGAATTATGCGATGGCAAAAGATCGTATACGTAAGTTAGGTATTCATGCTAGCGAAACTGCCTGGGTTGGTACTAAATTTGACTACGTGTTAGACAACGATTCTAGTATAGATGATTTGTATGCTCAGGTTAAAACATTGATTAAAAATCCGGAGTTAGATCCCCCTGACGCCAGCGACCTCCCTCTTTATGTAGGACTCGAGCGCAGTTAGCACATATTGTTTTAAGATTGGTAAAATAATTATTATTTAAATTACCGTCTACGTAAAATACATTAAAAATCTCAGTGTGCTTTGATTTAAATCCGCACTTGTCACACTGTTCTTTTTTCTTATAGCCCGCCCTTTCCCACAGCGGACGGCTCTCTCCTAGCCCTCTAGCACAGTGGTCGCACAAGGACCTATAGTAAGTCCTTCCCTCCTTGTGATAATTGACAGCGACTGGTCTTTCCTTACATTTCTTACAGGTCTTTCTCATATCTGCCCTTTTTGTTTCCCTTTTCACTGTATTTAACTGGGTAAAAAATGTCCATCTTCGCTAAATATTAGAAAGAAAACCATTAATGGGAGATTAAACAATGGCAACATTAAATTCACCAGGCGTAAGCGTAACAGTTGTAGATGAATCGTTCTACACTCCAGCGGCTCCTGCGACAGTACCACTTATTGTCGTAGCATCAGCTTCTAATAAGCAAAACGCTTCCGGCACAGGATTAGCTACAGGAACTGACCCAGCAAACGCAGGTAAAGTTTATTTGATCACAAGTCAACGTGATCTAACAGATACTTTCGGTACTCCAACATTCTATACAGATGCTGAAGGCAACCCAGTTAATGGTGGCGAATTAAACGAATACGGCCTACAAGCGGCTTACAGCTTGTTAGGTGTTAGCGCAAGTGCATACGTTACTCGCGCAGATTTAGATACAGGATCTTTAGTTCCGTTATCGAGCGAACCAGATGGTTCACCAGTTGATGGTACATATTGGTTAGACACTTCTAATACAACATGGGGTATTTTTGAGTGGAACGCAACTACACAAGCGTTCGTTAACAAAGTTCCTCTAGTTATCGACGACAGCAATTATATTGCGGCAACAGTTGATGGTTATATTCCAAAGGCTAGTTATGGCACAAACGGTTCATATGCCGTTGTTGCAACACATAACAACGATATCATTGTATGGTTTAAAAATACAGATGGCAATTGGGTAGAAATTGGTTCGAGCGGTACAGGTACTGATTTTAGTGCTACTGCATCTTGGAAGAGCCAATCATGGGCAACAAGCTGGCCTGTTGTTACAGGTACTGTAGCCAATGCTAACCTAACTGCTTACAACGGCGGCACATTTAGCATCAACAGCCAAACAGTTACACTAAGCGGTACAACTCCGCTAGCATTAGCAAACAGCATCAATACAATTACGCATACACACGGTGTTGCGGCAAAAGTAACTAGCGCAGGCTATGTTCAGTTGTATGCTGATGCAAATGCAAAATCAAACGGCGTGACAGCAGACGGCAACATTCACATTGCTTCACTAAGCACAGCAAGTACAGCATTGTTAACCGCAGTTGGTCTAACAGCAGGTACATACGAAGGTTCAGCATTGTTCCAAGGTCCGCACACAGCGTACCCAGACTTCTCGCTAAATCCAACCGGCTCTGTTTATATGAAAACTACAAGCCCTAACTTAGGTGCTAGCTGGTTTGTTAAACTATACAGTTCAGCAACAGAACAATTTACATTACAAAAAGCTTCTGTTTATGCAGATCCTCAATCAGCATTGATCGCAATCGATCCAACAGCTGGTGGTTTGAATATTCCAGTAGGCGGATTGTACATTGAACAAAATGTTGGCATGTACAATAGCGGTGAAAACGTTGCAGAATTTGAAATTTTCCGTAGAGCCGCAACTGGTCCTACAAAAGTTACATCTGGTGTAAACACCGGCACTGTAGCAACTACAGCAACATTTACTATTGCTGAAGGTACATTAGTATCTACTTCAACATATAGTTCAGCTGTAACAATTACAATTCCAGCAGGTTCTGCTATTGCTGACATTGTTCATGCAATTAACAATGCAGGTCTTGTTTACACTAGCGCGGCAGTTGCAACTTCTGATAGCAACGGTGATCCAACATCGTTAACAATCAGTCACAGTCAAGGCGGTGAAATTGTATTCACAAACGTAACTGGTACTATTTTCTCATTCTTAGGCTTTACTGCTTCTTCAATGAATGGGCAAGGTGTATGGACAGGTACATTAAATCTATATGCTGATTCAATGGCAACATATCGTGCAAGTAACTGGAAGCCTTTAGTATTTGAAGCTTCTGCAACAGCACCCGTAACAAGTCCAGCAGACGGCCAATTGTGGTACAGTTCTGTAGTTGACGAAGTTGACGTTATGATTCATGACGGTACACATTGGAGAGGTTACAGAAACGTGTTACCAGGTACAGATCCAATGGGCCCAACAGTATCAGCTCTTGCTCCTACAACACAACAAGACGGTGTTACTGCTCTTGCTAATGGTGATATCTGGATTAGTACTGCTGATATTAGTTCATATGGTAAAGCTGTGTATGTTTACAACGGTAACACATTACAGTTCGAATTACGAGATACTACAGATCACACAACACCAAACGGATGGATCTTCTTTGACGCACGTTATGCCGCAAATGGTTACACTGCGGCCGCAGAAACAATTCCTAACTTGTTAGTAAGTGATTATGTAGATCCAGATGCTCCAGATCCAGCACTATATCCAAAAGGCACACGTCTATGGAATACTCGTCGTTCTGGCTTCAACGTTAAGAAATACGAAGCAAACTACATTAACATCTATGCTAACAGTGGTTTAAACATTCGTTATCAAAACCAACACATGGATGGTTCAAACGGATCAACTCCATACATTTCTGCACGTTGGGTAACAGCAAGTCCTAATGACAACTACGGTCAAGGTACATTTGGTCGTTATGCACAGCGCGGTGTTGTAGTAAAAGCACTAAAAGCATTGATCAGCTCAAGCCAATCAATTCGTGATACAGATAGTTTAATTTTCAACTTAATTGCTTGCCCTGGTTATCCAGAAGCAGTACAAGATCTAGTTGGATTGAATACAGATCGTGGTCAAACAGCGTTTGTTATTGCTGATACTCCATTCCGCTTACCAAGCGATGGTACATCATTACTAGCATGGGGCCTAAACAGCAACAATGCTCTAGATAACGGTGATGTTGGTGCAACAACTTATGATGATTACACAGCGTTCTACTACCCAAGTGGTTACACAAATGACAACACAGGTAACAACATTGTTGTTCCTCCAAGTCATATCATGTTACGCACTATTGCAGAGAGCGATGCTAAGAGCTACCAATGGTTTGCTCCAGCAGGTCTACGTCGTGGTGTAGTTGATAACGTAAGCTCAGTTGGTTACCTAAACAGCCAAGAAGAGTTTATTACTACTTCATTGCCACAAAGCACACGTGATGTATTGGCTAGCGTTAAAGTTAATCCAATCGCAACACTAACAGGTGCTGGTGTTGTTGTAATGGGTCAATATACTCGTGCTAGCGTTGCTAGTTCATTAGATCGTGTTAACGTTGCTCGTCTTGTAGCTTATCTACGTAGACAATTAGCGTTAATTGTTAAACCATATTTGTTTGAACCAAATGATGATTTAACCCGCGGTGAAGTTAAAAATGCAATCACAAGTTTCTTATTAGAGCTTGTTGCACAACGTGGTTTAAATGACTTCTTAGTAGTTTGTGATACATCAAATAACACACCTACAAGAATTGATCAGAACGAATTATGGGTTGACATTGCTATTGAACCTGTTAAATCGGTTGAATTCATTTATATCCCAGTTCGCTTACTTAACACAGGTGCTATTGCCGCTGGTAACTTAGGTAGTAACGGATAATAAAAATATGTTAAATAATAAAGAACAAGGAGCAATTAAATGGCTATAACCTTAACAAGTTTAAAAAATCTATCAGTTCCAAATGCAAGTGGCAATGCCAATTTGCTAATGCCAAAACTGAAATACAGATTTAGAGTAATTCTAGAGAATTTCGGCAACGTTGTTGGAGCGAGTACAGATCTAACTAAGCAGGTTGTAACTGCGGCTCGTCCACAAGTACAATTTGAAAATCAAGTTATACACGTTTACAACAGCCAAATTAACTATGCTGGTAAACACGTATGGCAACCAATGAACTTAGTTGTTCGTGATGCAGTTGACAATAGCGTTTCACGTCTAGTTAACAGCCAACTACAGAAACAAGTTGATTTCTTCGAGCAAGCTAGCGCGGCTTCCGGCGGTGACTACAAGTTTGTTACTGTAATTCAAGTGTTAGACGGCGGTAATGGCGATACTGATACTCCAAACATTCTAGAACAATGGGAATGCTTAGGATGCTACCTACAGACTGTTAATTTCAATGAAATGACATACGCTGAAAGTGCTCCAATGGAAATTGCATTGACTATCCAATTCGATAACGCACTATGCGTAGACGGAAAAGATGCGGCAATTGGTGCAGGTGTTGGTGCGGCACTTGGTCAGTCTACTGGTCAACTAGCAACAGCATTGGCTACTGGTCAATTCTCAGTATAATTCTTAAAACAAGAATGAAGAAGCCGGAATTTTTTCCGGCTTTTTTAACGGCTAAATATTAC